GGAAAGAAGAACCTGTATGTCGAGGTCAATAGCAAGTCGTTCAAGGCTATCGAGAAGATGATGGCACAGGTTCGGAAGCGCGGTTTGGACGCAGGCGACTTCTTTGAGGCGTTGGCGAACAATTGGGAAGCGGCTGTTGATGTGAGTGACGAAGATGGCGAACAAGAAGTTTAGGCCCACCGAGGAAAGCACCAAGCCCGACTTTCGCAAAGACAGGCCCAAGGTCAGTCAGCGTCACCGCCGTATCACGACCTTGCCTGCTGCTGTCCGTTCCGAGATGGACAGTCGGATCAAGCATGGCTACTCGCTGCCCGACTTGGCAAAGTGGCTGCATGAGGAGAAGGGCGAGTGCGCCGACCTTACGCACGATAGCCTTGTGACGACGCTCTACCGCTACCGAGAGGACATGAAGCCTATGGAGGTGGCGGAGCGGCTACTGCCCAACACTGTGAAAGAGGCCAAGGTCGAGATCGAGCGGCAGGTAGACGAGTTGGAGGAGTTGCAGAAACTTTACAAACTTCAGCGCGAGCGCATCGAGATTGGTGTTCAGTTTGAGAAGTCGAGCCGAGTGTTGAACAAGAACATGACGCAGGAGATTGCGCAGGCAGCATCGATTCTGATGCGTCGGCATGAGATCAAGATGGACTTGGGCGTAGAGGGTGGTCGCAATCTTGGCACGCTTTCGGTCAACCCGCTTCTTGGTGCAAGCGTATCGAGCAAGTATGATGTAGACATTGTTCAAGCAGCATCGGATCCCATTAGCCGTGGCAAGGCGTTGGCAGTAGCGCGTGCATTGGCGGCGTTGGACGGAGATGTGCTAGACTTCGACTTCGACATAATACCCACAGACAACGCAGGCATAGAATGATCAAGGAGACTGACGGCAGACCTCGTTCAGAGCGAACGAGAGCCGAGGACAAGGCTATCTTGATGCAGCAGTTGGCGGAGTTGACCCCTGCTCAACGCAAGTTGGTGCAAGCCATGTTGGTTGGGGCAACGAAGGGGGATGGCGACCTGTTCAACTTCATGAATGATGGTCGGTGGTTGCGGAAGCCTGTCTCGGTGGAGCAGTTTCTTGACGACCCGTATTACATGGGCGGAACTTCGCAGACGCTTTACCCGCGTATCAAACAAGACTTGATCGAGATGTTCGAGACACCGGGCATTCGTGAGGTGGTGCTGACAGGCAGCATTGGTTACGGCAAGACGACCTTCATCTCGTTTGCGACTTGTCGGCTGCTCTACGAGTTGTCGTGCCTTCGCGCTCCGCAGTTGGCCTATGGGTTGTCACCGGGGTCGGAGATCGTGATTGCGCTCATGAGCAAGTCGCTGCACCTATCGCGGCAGGTCATGAAAACGGCGGTGGACGACAAGGTAAAGTTGTCTCCCTACTTTATGGAACACTTCAAGCCCGACTTCCGAAGCGACCACACCTTCTTTCCCAACAACATCAACTTGAGCATCGGTTCGTGCTTCTCCGAGCGTATCTTGGGCATGAATGTCCTTGGCGGCGCAATGGACGAAGCGAACTTCATGGTGTCCAAGGGGCAGGTCATTGGCAAGCAGAGCGGCAAGAAGGCGACGGTTGCGCAGTTTGACTTGGCCGAGAAGATGTATGCCTCTATCGTGCGCCGTATCAAATCGCGTTTCTTGAAGGCTCCGCAGGACTTGCCGGGCCTTATGATCTTGGCATCGTCGGCTGCAACGATTGACAGTTTCACGAACCGCAAGATTCGGGATGCAACGAACGATTCGTCTGTATTCGTGCGTGACTACGCGGCGTGGGATGTAAAGCCGAAGCAGAACTTCAACGGCGACAAGTTTTTTGTGTTGATTGGGAACAGCGCGGTTCGGAGCCGTGTGATCCGAGAGAGGTCTGAAGCCGACGCGATTGACCGAGGGTGGTTGGAGGAGCAAGAGTGCCGCATCATCGAGGTGCCAATCGAGTACTACGACGACTTCGACCGCGACATGGAGAACGCGATCCGCGACATTGCAGGCGTTAGCACGCACGCGATCTCCGCCTTTATCAACCGCATTGGTCGGATTGAAGATTGCGTCAACAAGTTGCAGCACCCGTTTGAGACATTGGAGTATGACTTTGGCAATGGTGCAGGGTTCTTGTGGCATCAGATGTGCAAGCAAGGCGAGCGCAGATTGCCGGGCGGCTACAAGGAGGTGTCTTGGAGTGCGCTGAAGAACCCCAAGACCGCTCGCCACATTCACATCGACCCCTCGCTATCGGGAGACAGCACAGGCTTGGCAATGGGCCACATTGAGCGGTGGGTAGAGGTGGTTCGTCGCGGCCCCGATGGTGAAGAATACACCGACATTGCACCATACATAGTTATCGACTTCATGCTTCGCGTGAACCCTCCCCAAGGCGAGCAGATCTTCTTGCCCGACATTCGGCGCATGGTCTACGAGTTGCAAGATCACGGCTTTCACTTGCAAGGCTTCTCTTGCGACAGTTACCAAAGCGCAGAGATGATACAGCAGATGAAGGCGCGAGGCGTTCAGTCCGAGGTGGTGTCGGTGGACAGAACGATGGATGCGTATGAGGCGTTGAAGTCTGCCTTGTATGAGAAGCGCATTGAGTTCTACCGCTACGAGCCGTTCTTGGCAGAGTTGCGAGCATTGGAGTATGACAAGGTTCGCGGCAAGGTAGACCACCCTGTAGCAGGCACCAAAGATGTTGCCGACGCGGTGGCAGGGATGGTGTTTGCTCTTGTCAAAAGTGCTAGAATGAGCAATGTTATCATGCCCGACCTAAACCTTGAGACGCAAGATAACGACGATTGGGTTAGTCAAGGCAAGGTGATGATCCCATCGGGAGCCGCGCAATCGATTGCGCAGGAAATGACGAGGATGCCGCTTCCGTTTATCATGGGCTAGTCAATGGGTATTGTCTCCAACATTGCAGGTCGAGTTAGCAAGTGGTTCGACGCTGACAAAGAGAGCGTGACCATCCCCTTGAAGAAGGGGAACGACGAATCGCAGTTCATGAGTTCGGACGGCGGTGGTGGTGCAGCAGGCTACGGCGGCTACGACCAACTCTCTGAAAGCCTGCACATGGAGGACAGCCTTCTCTACCGCTACGCGGATTATGAGGAGATGGACGACTATCCCGAGATCGGCTCGGCCCTCGATGTTTACGCAGACGACGCGACGGTTCAAGACGCGCAGCACAACAACTGCATTTGGCCTATCGCAGAGGACAGCCTTATCCGAGGCATCCTAGACGACCTGCTGAATCGCCGCCTTCGCGTGGAGGAGGACATTTACGCGCTCACGCGAGGCTTGGCGAAGTATGGCAACGCCTACGCGGAGATCTTGGCGAACGATACAGGCGTGGTGGGGTTGAACTACCTTCCTGCACCTACGATGCGCCGCATTGAGGACGAGAAGGGCGGTCTGATTGGCTTTGTCCAAGCGACCGACACTCGGTTCTTGATGGACAACAAGACAATCATTGAGGACATAAAGAACAAGCGTCTGCCGCAAGGCGTGATCTTCTTTGAGCCTTATGAGGTGGTGCATTGGCGGCTGCAAGGCAAGCGCGTTCACACGACCTACGGCTCTAGCCTCCTAGACAGTGCGCGGTGGATCTTCCGCCGCCTTGTGATGGCCGAGGACAGTGCGCTTATCTACAAGTTGACCCGCGCACCTGCTCGGTTTGCCTTCTATGTAGACACAGGCAACCTGCCTCCTGCACAGCGCACGGCGTATGTGAACCAAGTCAAGCAAGCGTACAAGAAGCGGAAACTCTACAACCCCTCCACAGGCAAGTTGGACTTCCGCATGAATCCCCTCGCTATGGACGAGGACTTTTGGATCCCCACTGCGAACGGGCAGGACAGCACGCGCATCGATGTAGTGAGCGGCCCCGACTATCAGACGACCGACGATCTTGAATACTTCAGAGGCAAGTTGTTCTCTGCGTTGAAGGTGCCGCGCAGGTATCTTGGTTTCGACGGCGGAGAGAGCCGAGCCTCGTTGTCGCAAGAAGATGTGCGGTTTGCTCGGACGGTTCAGCGGTTGCAGCGCGAGGTTCGGAACGGCTACAAGAAGGTGTGCCGCATTCACTTGGCGGCGTTGAACATCGACCCCGATCAGATCAACTACGATCTCAAAATGACGACTTCCTCTACGATCTTTGAGTTGTCGCAGTTGGAGTTGTTGAACGCGAGGGCAGGTGCAGCGCAAGCGTTGATCGAGTACCTGCCCAAGGATTGGATCTTGGAGCGGGTGTTTGAGTTCTCCAAGGACGATGCGATCTTCATTCAGAAGGCGAAGCGCAACGAGATGCGCGACGACGCTATGTATCAAGCGGATACCGAGACGAAGGTTATGATTTCGGCGCAGGACGCTATGGGCGGTCAAGGCTCAATCGAGTTGCAAGGCGAGTTGCCCACAGGCGAGGAGCCGCCCCCCACGGCACCTGCAGAGGACGCGGCAGAGGTTGCCGCAGCAGAGGCATTCTTTAGGCTTGACAAGAAGTTGAAACTGTTACAGGAACACGCACAACGGTTACAGAAGTCGCAAGATGCCTCTAACCGAACCATTGCTCGCCTTTACGATGATGTTGCGCCAACCTTGCGGGAGGTTCATCGTGTGGTAAAGCGAGGTCGCGCTCCCTTGTATGAGAACAAAAAGAGGAACCGATGAAGCCGTTTCTAGTAGGTGACAAGTTTGCAGAGATGCGAACAGGCTCGGTGGAGAGCGTGATCGACGCAGCCGAGGCACTTGCAGAGGCGCACCTTTCGCGGCCTGTTGAGGTTGTGGCGACCCATGCTGACTGCATCTATGTGGTGGCAGAGGGAGAGGAAGTGGTGCGTCGGCTTGGTATTCGTATCGAGGCAGACGGCCCCAAGGTGGTGTCCAACCGTGTGAAGGACGGCTTGGTAACGGAGAGCAACCTAGACGCTCACATTAGCAAGGCTATCTCCGAGGCCGTTGGTGCTTTGCTTGCAGGCGAGCCGTGCAATCAATTGCACAGCGTTGCTCGGTTCATGACCAAGAGTGGTCGCTACCTGTTCTCCGAGGAGCGCAACGCGCTGCTAGAGACAGCGAAGGCACCGCTTTATTGGGAGACGCTTTATGAAACCAACCGAAAGGACATTCGCAAGACTGCGTATGGCACCATTCGGGAGGAGGAGGCTCGCGTTCCCAAGTCTCGTTACGGATCGCTGCCTGTGGACAAGATCGAAGGCTTTGAGGCCGAGTTGCGGTCGTCTTTGGCCGAAACGCTTGGGGTTGTGACCGAGGTTTCGCGGGCCTTGCGTTCTTTTGACGCAAAAAAGATTGAAGCACGCGGTTGGAATGCTAAAAATGTCTTGGCAACCATGCAGTCGGAATGTAGCGTAATCTTGGACAATGGCCGCAAGGCATTGGACTTGGCAAGAGCAGAGCATCTTCCTGCGCTCGCAGAGGTGCATGACAGAGTTGCCGATCTAACGAAGTCACTACTGATCATGCGACGATTTATCGAAGCAAGCACCATTGAGGAGAGTAAGCCATGAACGACCGTATCGTGCGTAGTTTGGAAGAAGATTTTGCCAAGATTGGTTGGGATAAGGGA